GGCGCGTACTGTATCGGCGGTGTTGACCTGTCCATAACGACAGATTTAACTTGCGCGTCGCTCCTGTTTATGAAACGTGGGGACGATACGAAATACATAACGCAAATGTATTTCCTGCCTGCCGACAGACTGCAAGAGCGCGTCCAGCAGGACAAAATCCCTTATGATAAATGGTTTGAACGTGGGTTACTGCGGCTATGCACCGGCAATTCAATCAACTATTCTGACGTTACAGCGTGGTTTTCCGAAACCGTCAAGAAATATGAACTGTTCCCGGCGTGGGTTTACTATGACAGCTATTCGGCGCGGTATTTTGTGGAGGAAATGACGCTGCAAGGCTTTAATATGGTTAGGTGCATACAGGGCGCAAAAACCCTGTCCCTGCCTATGCAAATGTTAGGCGCGGACTTGCAGGCGCATAAAGTCGTTTACCAGAATAACCCTATCTTGAAATGGTGCTTGACAAATACAGGCATACAGACCGACCGCAACGGGAACATAGTACCCATAAAAAACCAATCGCCCCGACAACGAATTGACGGAGCGGCGGCGTTACTGGATTGTTATGTCGGACTATATGAGCATTACAACGAATTCATAAACGCAATTTAGCCCTAAATTGAATTGAGGGCAATAAAAGGGGGAATTAGCTTTGAAACTGAAAGACAAGAAAATAGAAGTTTTAGCCGTTACGCACACACAAGACCCGGACGGTTATTCGATTGAAACATTAACGCCTATAGCCCCGCCTATGTGGGCGTACTTTCGGCAGCTATCCGGGAAAGAGGTTTACGCCGCTATGTCCGTACAAGCTACCGAGGAAGTCCAATTCGTGATAAACTGGCAGGAGGGCATTACCACGCGGCACATTGTCCGCTACAAAGGCGTTGATTATGATATTACCCGCGTTGACACGTTCGAGGGTTATAAGCAGGATTTAACGCTATATGCGAAGCGCAGACAGTAAAAGAGTATCCGCGTTATAGATACCCTTTATATTCTGTCGCTATATGGCAAGGATTTTATATATTGCTCCATATAAGCCCAGTCAGGTGAGCCGTCCGAAGTGGCAGGAAGTTTGATAGTAAGTGCTTCAATCCCTTTTGGGTTAGGAGTACGACCGTAAGAGTATCTATATTGATTTTGTCCAAAGACCGTTGCTAAAAACAAAGCAGTATATTTGTTTATCTTAACCCCGTTAATAGGGGTGAATATTCTTGCCCTATCCATTACCCAACATTTTTCAGGTTGATAAGTTGTATACATTCCACCAGCTTCACCGCCACACACGATTGAATTAGGAGGGCAGTTAAATGAATGATAATATCCGTCAACGCTATTATTCTGTTTTGTTGAAGTGATAACATTATAGCAGTATTCGTCTGACCGTTGAGAAAAATAATCTCTATCTCTAACTATACGTTTCCCGCGTTTTACCGAAAAAAAACCGCCTATTTTATACTCCCTCCATTTATCCACAGGGCAAAACGATATTACTCGCGGCGTTACAGTTGTTTTAATTGGTATTACAGACGTACTATACACCCATTCGGGGATATTGTCGGATAATTCAATGTCTTTTAGGGTTTTATTAGCTTGTCGTCCGTAATTATACTTATAGGCATTAGCGCTAATACACATACACCAGTATAATTTTTCTTGTAACGACATTTCTTTTTTCGGCGTAAGTGTATACAAGTCCCGCCCGCTGTAAAACGGTTTAGTTTGAACAAACGTCGATAAAACGCTACCACCACCTGCACAAGACAGTATCCCCGCAGGTTGTGGCTCTATTCCGTCTAATTTTCGCACACGAGCAACAACCCCGTTATTTTCAGCAGTACGGGCAACAAAATTAACACCATCTTTGTCGTTAGCCGAAACAGGTTCAAGTGTTATTAACTCTAAATTGACGCCGTATTTAACGGTGAACAAGTCTTTACCTTTCATTTACTTCACCCGTCTTTACGAGATAAGCCAGATAGTCATTTACTGTCTTTTGAAAATCGTCTTGTGTCAATGTGCTGTAATCGGTTTTCATATACGCTTCACATAACCATTCGTCGCTATGTTTGACGCAGGCGCGAGCGGAAAGCCCGTCAACGACATCGCGGTTACGGTAAAGTTTCAACCATTCAGCGAGTATATCGGCCCACTTATTGTAATAATCAACACGGCCGAGCTTTTTACGCTTTACAAAACCGTCATTCTTGCAATAGCCGAAAAATGTTTCTTGTGTGTTATCGTGCGGTGCGTGGGCTTGCCATACCATAACACAGGGATTAGTACCCGTGGGATAGAAAATATCATCGGGCATACTAAAAACTGCTTTTAAGGTATGTTTATTAAACAGTCTTTCGCGCACGTCCTTAAATTTTGTACCGATAGCACAAGACATAGGCACAACTACAACACCGATACCGCCGACGGCGAGAATGTCAAGCAACTGTTCCACAAACTCCAACTCGACTTTGCCGCCTTTAAGCGAATATGGCGGGTTAATAAGCCCTACATTGATATTCAAAGCTTTTAACTCTTTTGTTATTTTTGCGTCAAAACAATCGCCCTTGATAATATTTGATTTACCGTCTTGACGGATTATCATATTTGCGATAGCAAGCGTATACAAGCCGTCGTCTTGTTCCACGCCGTATAAACGCTTCTTTCGGATAGTTTCAACTTCTACCGGGTTTGCGTCTTTGAACATTTTAGACATAGCCGTTACCAAGAAGCCACCCGAACCACAACAAATATCAACAACTTTGCTATTTTTATTTACGCCCGCTAACTCAACCATAAATTCAGTGAGGTGTTGCGGGGTTAGTACAATGCCGAGGCCGGAACCATCGCCGCCGCTGTATTTTATAAATTCGTGGTAGAATACACCGAGTGCATCAAGCGTACTATCGGCGTAATCCATCATCGGCTTTATTTTCATTTCTAATTGTTCTACATACCAAGTAATGGATTTTTTCTGTATTAACGGTATTGCTGAAAATTTAGTATTATCCTGTAACATTTTGAAAATTTGTTTGATATACGCAGCTCTATCATTGCGAATGCCGCCTTTTTTCAATTCGTTTTCTATCGCCGTTTGTATAGCGGACATAACTGCGCTGTACGACGGCAAGTGCGCGTAGCTTTTTGAAAAGTCGTCATTGTTAAGTGCAATAAGAACACCCGCTATAAATATCGGCTTGTGTTCTTCTCTGACAGCTATCTCCCGTAAATAATCGTGCATTTCTATAGCGGTTTCGCGTATCTCATCAAGGGAATAGTCTTTTTGGAGTTTTTCACCCTTGATAAGCTTTATATAGTTTTTTGGCTCTAATATAATATCTTTTGCCTTTTTGAGTGGTAAATATGTATCTTGACCGCGCAGCCAGTGAAACGCGTCAACTTTCATATTAGCGGTAGTCGTCCCACTAATAGCAACGGCGATAACATTGTATTCCTCTTTAAGAAATTTTGCATAGTAAAGAACACCATCAACAGCAAAGGTATTCGGGCAATCAAGATTAGCCGAATTGTGTTTTTTGGCAGAGTTTTTACATTCAACTACAATAATAGTATGTATATCATCGTTAAATGTTATTATAAATTCAGGCTTTGCCTTACCTTTGCCACCTTGCAAAAAATCTTCCAAAGGACAATTTTTAGGCTTGCCGCCCGCCTTTTTAAGTAAAGCGTTTAACTTATCCACGGCGGCAACATCGCCTTGCGGAAAGACATATCCCCAACCGTTATCGCCTAAAACGCTTTTCATTTCTTTAAGTGTTAGGCTTTCGGTATATTGCTCAATTGCCATAGCGCAGACTCCTTCTTTTTAAATATAACGATACGCTTAACATTCTACCACCAATTCAAGTAAAACGCAATACCCCAGAGATAAATATTTTTGTATATCGACGCATATCTTCAAGTATCGTTTAGCAGATTCAAGCGACAAACAAGCGACAAAACGAAAGCGAAACACGGCAAGAACCCAGTAAAATCAAGGGTTTGTGTCGTGTTTTATATAGTCCTTCTCGGAGACTCCTTTCAGTCATAATACCATATAAGTAATTACATTGCTTAAAAAAATATTTACCCTTTATAGAATCAGATACTCAAACAAATGACCACCAGACAC